AGCCAACGTTACTTAAAAAAGGCGCGGCAAAACTTTATGAGTGGTACACAAAAGGGTTGTTGCCAATGAAAACAACGTGGAACGGCAAATTTATACAAGAGAAGGTGGCGGCATGAGTAACGAATCTAAATTTATTCCTAATTTTTTACAGGTGCCAAATGCTGTTATTGATGAACTGCTGCCCGATTTAACCGGAGCGGAATTGAAGTGTTATCTGGTGGTCATCCGAAAAACTAAAGGCTGGAACAAAGAAAGCGACAATATCTCAATCAGTCAGTTTATGAAAGCAACTGGACTAAGCAATAGTGCAGTGATTAAAGCCTGTGAATCTCTTGTTAAATACGGTTTATTAGTGAAAGAAAACGGGTCAAGAAATACCGGTGTTTATGCCGTGAATTCTTACTCAAAAATTACCCATGAAGAAAGTTCACCTGTGAAAAAAGTTCACAGCACCTATGAAGAAAGTTCACAAGTCACCTGTGAAAAAAATTCACACACAATAAACAATATTAAAAACACTATACAAAATACAAATAAAAAAACTACGCAAAAAAATTCGCTTGTCTTGCTTGCTGAATTCGGAATCGTAGGTCAGCTTGCCGAAGATTTTATTGCCCACCGAAAATCAAAACGAGCAGCAATCACAAAAACCGTACTTGTTGGCTATCAGCGAGAATCGCACAAAGCAGGGATACCTCTTGCCGAAGCAATCACAATATCCATCGAGCGCAATTGGCAGGGTTTTAAAGCTGAATGGAATTGGCGTGATGACAACGTAGCAACGGCTACAAACACCCGAAAAACAAGCGCCTTTGCCGATGATGGTTCTTGGGCTGTAGGTAGAAAATTAAATATCGATCCTGAACTCATTCCGGAGGAATTGAGATGAAAAACGTAATTCCAACTGAACCCGCAAAAAGTGCGGTTACAAAATCCGATATTCCCAACAATGCCGTTCGTTTAATTGACCGAATGTTTGTGCGATTGAAATCAATCTTTCCTGCCTGGAAACACGCATTTGATAGCGAGATTGAGTACAACGAAACAAAGCAAGTTTGGCTGGAAGAATTATTCAAAGCCAACGTGGTCAATCCGAACGCCTTAAAGCGTGGACTAGACGCAGCAGCGAAATCCGAAAGTCCATTCTGGCCAAGCATCGGACAATTTATCGTGTGGTGCAATGTACATGATTATCACGAACTCGGACTGCCGACTCTTGAAGAACTGGAACCGCGCTTAAAGTCGTTTATGGGCTATGCGAAATTCGATGCACACAAGTTTAACTATCGGTCGGTCGCCGAATATCACTTATTGCGTGCGCTGTATTACGGGTATGCGAAAAAGTCTTGGGAAGACTGCCAAAAGGCTATGCCAAAAGTATTGACCGATACGGCGGAGAAAGTGCGGTCAGGTTTTGCGTTCGATCCGATTCCGAAATTACTGGAAGAAAAGCCGAAAGTTATCGATCCGCAAGTAGCAGCCAACGGAATTGCAAAGATTAAAGAAGTAATGGGAATGGAAAATGGCAGAACAATTTGACAAAAACACATGGCAAACACCGAAGTATGTTTTTAACTGGCTCAAAAACAAATTTAGCGGGTTTGATTTAGATGGCTGCGCAAATGCTAAAAACGCCTTGTGTTGCCGATATATTGGCGAGCAAGGGACAGATGATGAGAATTTATCGATTGCCCCTGATTTTTTAGCCGACAACCTTTTTGATTTATTGCTTGATGAAGTGGCTGAGATTTGCTCTTTTCCACTACGAATTTTCGTTAACCCACCTTACAACAACCCACTGCCTTTTGTGTTGCGTGCGGCAGAATTACGCAAGGCTGGTTATTTTGTGGTGATGTTGTTGCCGTTGGATAAATCAACAGAATGGTTTGAGATTATCCGAAAAGAGGCTAACGAGGTGATAGACATTATCGGGTTTACCGATCACAAGGGAAATTTTAATTCGGGCCGAATCAAATTTATCAATCCAGTGACCGGCAATGAGGTTGGTGGAAACAACAAAGGCTCAATGGTCGTTGTTTTCGACCCGTGCGCAGATGACTTTGTTCAACGGTCTGTGAGTATCGGACTCATTCAAGAGTGCGGTGGTTACGATGGATAAGCAAACGTTTTTTTTACGCAACGAGCAAGTGCGGTCAAATTGCCAAGCGTTTATCCAAGGGTTGCCGGCGGATGATAAAAAGCCGTTGGTCATCAAAATCCAACCGATGACACGTAATCTTGAGCAAAATGCGAAATTTCACGCTATGTGCCAAGACGTGGCGAACCAAGCCGAATTTATGGGACGCAAACTCTCTATGGAGCAATGGAAAGTCTTATTTATCTCCGGTCATGCAATCGCCACAAATCAAAAAGCGGATGTTGTGCCGGGTCTTGAGGGTGAATTTGTGAATATCCGTGAGAGCTCGGCAAAAATGAGCGTGTCACGAATGGCAAGCCTAATCGAATATGTCACGGCTTACGGTGTGGCGAACGGGGTTAAATTTAACGATAGATGGGGATTTTACGGAAGATGAAAAACATTAATTGGAACTGGATTGCGTATTTAGTTTTTTTAGCATTTGTTATTTGGTCGGTTAATTGTACCGGACAGTGATTGAGGTAGAGACCATGGTTTTATTTTTGATTGCATTTTCGGCTGCCTGTTTTTTCTTTTCGACCAGCCCCTTGCTGCCATCCTTATTTTATGTGGAGCCTGTTGGCTTTCGGGTTGGTATTTTGCGCATAGCATGGTCGCAACAGAGTGTGAGAGATTGGGCAAGTTTTATGTTGGCAAAAATGTTTACCAGTGCTCAAAAATCGAGAGTAAGGATGAGTGATGAGTAAACCTAAAACCATCAAGCCTAAAAAATGCAAGTCATGCGGTATGGAGTTTATCCCAAAAAACTCTCTCCAAAAAGTTTGCTCACCTAAATGTGCGATAGTTTTATCAAAAGAGCAGGCAAGAAAGAAACGAGAGAAACAAGAAAAAGCTCAATTAAAAGAACGCAAGAAAAAACTACTAGAAAGCGATAGAGGTCATTGGTTGAAAGCACTTCAAAAAGAAGTGAATAAGTTCATCCGATTAAGAGACAAGGGTCAGCCTTGCATTGCTTGCGGTGCAGTATGGAAACCTAGCTTTCAAGCATCGCACTTTATTCCACAAGGCAGAAGTTCATTTTTAAGGTTTGACGAAAGAAACATTCATTCTGGTTGCATTAGATGCAATCTTTTCGTAGGTGGCGGAAATATACATGGATATAGACCAAGACTAGTCGAGAAGATTGGTGAGCAAGAGGTTGAGTGGTTGGAAGAAAATCAACATCGAATTAAAAAATGGGAAATATCCGAGCTTAAAGAATTAATTAAGGTTTACAGAGCGAAAATCAAAGAGTTAGACGGGAGCCAAGAATGAGTTATAGCGTTGAGAGAGTATTAGAGAAGTGGGGTAATTGCTGGGGCAGAGACCGTATTGGCACAGAATACCCAAGCACCACAATTTCTATTCCTGTTTTACCTACCGTGCGCAAGGCTCACATTCGATTCTTAACGGATGACGAGTGCTTAAAAATTGAGGAGCAGATTATGAATCTTCACGAGGATAGCTTGCTGCAATACCAAATTTTAATGGCGCTATACGTTCAACAAGCGAAAGAGCGAGATATTTGTACCGCACTTCATATTTCCCCTGCGCATATGTATCGTGAGCGTGCTAAGGGGGTGAGATTCCTAAAAGGTGCATTTACTGGGGCGAAGATTAAGTTCATGTTTTTGGGATAAATAAATCTATATAGATCTAAATTAGACCTATATAGATTTTTTATTTGAGAATTTGATAAAGCATCCTGAATTTGAGATGTATGTCACAAAATTAGCAAAAACCTTGGTTTATTGCCAAAGATCTTTGCGACACCTTGGGCATTAAAAACTCAAGTCAAGCCTTGATTTGTCTCTTTATGTGATAAAAAAGGCAGCGTCCATCGTAATAGGTTCAATGCTGCTATAAATAGGTAAGATTTGACCGCACTTTTTTATAGTTTGCCTAAAATGCATTTTTGTTTTATTATTCCCGCAAATATAATTACTTTTCCTATAACGCAGAATGAAGAAACTTAGAAACTTTGTGAAAAAAACGGTTGCAACAACATTGCTTACCGGGCTTTTGGGTTCAGGTTCGGCAACGGCAAATGCTCCATGGCAGTCTGTTCAGGATGATGCAGGTTGCGTTCACCAGTTAGTAAAAAGTGATGCGAAAGCTGATGATGTGTTTGTTGCACTGGTAAAACTTTCGCATTCTGTGGAAAAAACGACAGGTGCATTAAAAGCAGTTAAATTTAAACTTAAAGATAGTAAATTTAATACATTATTAATGTTACGCCAGTTATTGGATTTCACTTCATCTTTACTGATTAGTAAATATGAGCAAGAAATCTTCTTTAAATATCGCACTCAGTATCGCGCTTATTCTAATGCTGTGGCACAGTTAGATTTAGCTATTTTCAAAATTCGTGAACGTAGAGGTTTGGTAAAGGTAGAACAATTTGCCGATCTAAATTTAACTCAAGCTGAATATGATGATATTTCTGAAGCAGCTAAACTAAGAAGCGAATATTACAATGCGAATCACGCTTAATGCTGATTTAGTTCATTTCCCACATATTAACAAAATTGCGCAAGGTTTAGCAATTTTTGAAATGTCAGGGCAACAAGTTTATCCTGAATTTCTTGGGCATTATGGTGATTTGAATAATTCATCTGCCGCACGCGATAGCCAATTACGTAAACTACACATTGCATTGTCTAAAACCGATTTTGAATTGCGTACATGGCAAAATTGCCGTGGGTTTAACCGGACTTGTGATAATTTTCTGATTTATGTGAAACATTATATGTATGATGATTATTTTCAGATACTTGATATAGTGACACCCGATGCACATAAAAATATTGATAAGTTTATTGCGGTATTGGTTGAGAAGGCAGAAGCGTTTTATCAACTAAATCGCGAACAATTAGATAAGCTACCCTTCTACAGTTGTAAGTTAAAACTCCTAGATGAACATCTTCATCTGGATAAGAAATAATAACTCAAACCCCGTTTACAAGACGGGGTTTTTACTTTATATTGTGTTCCAAGGCTCGTAACCTTAAAACAAAGCGGAAATCCGCACCCGACAGCATAGCGGTTTTTTTATGCGTGAAATTTAGCAACCTTGTTTGTTTATTGCCATTAAACATTCATTGCGCATAACCACATCTTATCTATGCCGAGAGGGCGGAGAATAAAATACCCGAAAGGGAAATAATCCCGGCCGTTCTTTGTTTCGGTTTACGAACCTCTTGGCGACCCTATTAGGTCAAATCTTCGTAAAATAAAACAAATGAGTCAGAAATGGCTAATCAAATCTCAACCCAAACAATTTCATTCAACAATCAGTCATTAATTACCGTTGAACAAAATGGCAATCACTATGTTGCTATGAAGCCTATTTGTGAAAATATCGGCATTGACTGGCGCGCGCAACGCCAAAGAATAGTGAGAGATGAAGTATTATGTTCAACTGTGGTTATCATAACCACTGTTGCAGAAGATGGGAAAAATCGTGAAATGCTATGTCTTCCTATTCAATACCTAAACGGCTGGCTATTTGGAATTGATATTAATCGTTGTAACCCAGAAATTCGTGACACATTAATCAAATACAAAAAAGAGTGTTATCAAGCGTTACATGATTATTGGTTTAATGGTAAGGCTGAACGTAAAACTACAGTAGATGATCGCACAGGCCTACGCAATGCCGTAAATATGTTAGTGAGCAAGAAAGGCTTAATTTATTCCGATGCTTATAATCTTGTTCACCAATACATGAACGTGGAACGCATAGAAGACATCCCCGCCGACAAATTACAAAGTGCGGTTGAATATGTGCATAGAATTGTGCTTGAAGGTGAGCTTATCACTGAACAGAAAAAAGATGAGCTATTCACCTTTGAATTTACCGAATATGAACTTCAAGAGCTTGCTTGGTTGTGGTTTGCTTTCAAACGTGGAGTAGGTACATTCCAACATATAGAGAGAGCCTTTAATGTTTTAGGCTCAAATATGAGCGGGCAAATCTACGGACAGGCTTACGAATATTTAAGCGTGTTACGTTCAACCAATCAAATTTTAAACCGCATCACAAGCGATTTTAACATCGACCCAATGACAAACTGGCGTGTATTAAAACACTTGCGAGGCTTTAATCCAAAAGCCGTAAAAATCGACTTCTAAAACGCCACAAAATCCGACCGCACTTTTGAAAAATTGTGCGAAAAATGGATTTTGCATAAAAATTATAAAAACACTTGATTACTTGCAAGTGAAAGTGTATTATATTTGATAGGTTGCGGTTTTAGCGCATGGCGAACGCACAAAAGAATTTTACAGCCCTGATCGGAAACGGTCGGGGCTTTTTTGTATGCAAAAGAAAAGCCGAGGTGGTGGAACACTTCGGCTTTTTTCATTCCTGTTAAGTTCGATTTAAAGGAACGAATTTATGATTAAGTATACACCAAAACATCAAGTTAAGGTAGGTGGGAAAATGTCAGAAAAAGCAGCAGATAAAGTTGGAAATAAATTAGCTAATGCCGCACTCATTATTACTACTTGTTGGGGTATAAGCGCAATTATTTTTGCAGTAGCTTATTTTGTTAAATAACCTCTAGTTGTTAATACGACTAGGGTATCAATAAGGGCGTAGTCTAATGGTAAGACAGCGGTCTCCAAAACCGCTAATTGAGGTTCGATTCCTTGCGCCTTTGCCATATCACAAGCTCACGTTAATGCGTGGGCTTTTTTATTGCCCTGTAAATGGGGTGGAGTATGAGAATGTTAAAAGA